TATGCATTTACATTGCACTTAAGGTGTAGTATAATGGGCAATGAAGATATTAAATATTTATTACTAAGTTTATTTGCAATGGTATACATCCTTGCATTCACAAGTTTATACTAGAAAGGAACTCAATGGAAAATTTAGAACCCTCAAAACCTAACAGGAAAAAGTTTGATATGGACTTGAAGTATGGTAAGGTAAGGGAAAAACTTGTGGCAGATATGTTGCAGGATAAAAAGATTGAAGTCAAATCTGAGAGAGATGTATGGCAGAGAACAGGCAACATTGCCATAGAGTATCAGTCATATGGAAAACCAAGTGGCATACAAACTACTGAAGCAGATTATTGGTTTCATAATTTATGTATAGGAGATGAAGTCTTCTGTACATTAGTCTTTGATATCAATAGCTTACGTAAGATTATTGATAACTTAGATTATAAAAAGAGTGTGTCAGGTGGTGACCATAATGCAAGTAGGATGTATCTACTAAACTTGCAGAAATTATTTTCATCTGATGTAATTAAAACATTTAAGGGAGATTGACAATGTATAGGAAACTGTGGTATGATTCGTAAAGTTTCAAAGGGTAGAAAGAGACTACTCAATAGGTGGGAAGTTAATGTAATTGAAATAACTAAGAACACCTTTGTAGTAAGTGCTAATGATGAATGGGAAGCCATTGACAAGATGGAGTTAATGGATAAGCCTACCTTCAATGATAAGTTAGAATCTTACGTTGATGTAGTAAAGAAAATTAATTATTCATAGGTGTATTTATGGAAGAAAGGTATGACAATTACATGGTAAGAAATATAAAAGAATCAGAGGACATGGTAAACAGTCCACCTCACTACAATAAGGCAGGCATTGAAACAATAGATGCTATTGAAGCAATGACTGATGAAGGGTTTGCTTACTATCTACAGGGTAACATTATGAAATATCTATGGAGATATAGATACAAGAATGGTACTGAAGATTTAAAGAAAGCTCAATGGTATCTAAATAAACTTATAAAGAACAGAGAAAACTATGAAAAATCTTTGGGATAATGACAAGCAGAAACTCTACAAAGAAATCTATGAGGAGTTAATCCAAGAAGGATACACTCACCATGAAGCAAAGAAGTATGCTAGAGAAGAGGTCGCAGACAAGATTGAAAGTGATACTGACTTTATAAATGAAATAATAAAACAGGAGTATGGAGAAGATGACTAATCAATATGGCTATGATAACTACTATGGTTTTGTAGATGGTAAACAAGTTGAGTGTGTAGTATCTTATGATAAAGACAAAGACTTATATGAATGTATAGTTGCTTATAATAATAAGATAGATAATAAGTACTACTCAATTAAGAAGAGTGCAATGGAAGCTATTGCAAAGATACTAACAACAAGTAAGGAATGATATGAGTGAATCAAAAGTAGTTAAGAAAGGTAGTTGCGACAGGTGTGGTTCATCTGATGCAAATGTATTATATGAAGGTGGAACTAAGTTTTGCTTTTCATGTAGAACTTATTCAAAGGGAGACGATATGGAACAAGTAACAAAACCTATATCCATAAATAGTAATCACCAAAATTTTAGTAGTGGAGTTATAGATGGTATACCTGATAGAGCAATTAAGAGAGAGACTACACAATTTTTTAATGTCCAAGTCTTACACGATAGAAATCACAATGTGGTCAAGCATATATATCCTTATTATGACATTAATAATAGTCACGTAGGTAACAAGATAAGACTTGTAGAGAACAAAGGTTTCTCTTCAGAAGGTAACATCCCCAAAGCAGTCTTGTTTGGACAGAATAAATTTACTCAAGGTGGTAAGTATCTTACAATATGTGAAGGTGAGATTGATGCAATGTCTGCCTATGAGTTACAAGGTTCTAAGTGGGCATGTCTTTCAATCAAGAATGGTTGTCAGTCTGCACTCAAAGATATCAAGGCTAACTATGACTATGTAAATAAGTTTGAAAAGATTGTAATATGTTTTGATAGTGATGAGCATGGAAGGAAGGCAGCCACAAAAGTTGCTCAGATATTTGAACCTAACAAGTGTCTTATCATGGACATGAGATACAAGGATGCCAATGAGTATCTGATGAAAGGTAAGAAGCAAGAGTTCACTCAAGACTTTTGGAATGCTAAACCTTACACTCCTGCAGGCATACATAACCTTGCAGATATTACATCAAGAATCTATGAGGAAGATGACACAGAGACTTGTCTTTATCCTTATGATGGACTCAATGAGAAGTTGTATGGTATGCGTACAGGTGAGCTTGTTACCTTTACTGCAGGTACAGGAGCAGGTAAGTCTTCTCTTATGAGAGAACTTATGCACCACCTACTAACTAATACTGAACATAACATTGGTGTGTTCTCTCTTGAAGAAAACATAACAAGAACTATGTTACATATCATGTCAGTAGAAGCAAGTGACAGATTGTATATCAAGGAAGTACAGAAGAACTATACAGTTGAACAGCTAAAAGAGTTTGAAAGAAAGACTATAGGTACAAGAAGGTTCTATGGCTTTGACCACTTTGGTTCTATTACTACTGATGAGATACTTAACAGAGTAAGATACATGGTCAAGGCACTAGACTGTAAGTACATACTCATTGACCACTTATCCATACTTGTATCAGGTATTGAAGGTGAGGATGAGAGAAGAAACATTGACCAACTTATGACTAAGCTACGTTCTCTTGTAGAAGAAACTAGATGTGCAATGTTACTAGTGTCTCATTTGAGAAGAGCAACAGGTGATAAAGGTCAGGAGCAAGGTAAGGAGATATCCTTATCAATGCTTAGAGGTTCACACTCTATTGCACAGATATCAGATGCAGTCATTGCACTAGAGAGAGACCAACAAGCAGAAGACCCTGTCATGGCTAATACAACAACTGTCAGGGTACTAAAGAATAGATATGCAGGTGAGACAGGTGTCTCTGCTTACCTGTTATATGACAAGGACACAGGTCGATTGAAAGAGATTTCCAATCCACTTGAGTCTGACAACCAATCAGATGTAGAGGACTTTTTATGAGAAAATTTGTAGTAGATATTGAAACTGATGACATCAAGGCAAAGGTCATTCATTGTATTGTTGCTAAAGATATTGACAAAGGAGATGTATTATCATGGCATGGAGATACACTAAAAGACTTTGCTAAGTGGAGTGAATCTGTAGATATATTTATTATGCATAATGGGATATCATTTGATGCTCCCATACTCAACAAGCTGACAGGTAGCAGGATAAAACTTGCACAGGTCAGAGACACACTTATCCTTTCACAATTATCTGACCCTATGCTAGAAGGTGGACACTCACTCAAGGCATGGGGTCAGAGATTGGGATTTGGTAAGATAGATTACAATGACTTCTCTCACTTCAATGAAGAGATGCTGAAGTATTGTATTCAAGATGTTGAGTTGACATATAAATTATACTTACATTTATTACCTACACTAAAAAAATATTCAAAGAAGTCAATGCTTCTTGAACATCAAGTCAGAGCCATAGTTAACAGACAGGAAGAGAATGGTTTCAAACTAGACATTGAACAGGCAGATAAGTTATGTGCAAGACTTGAAGAAGAAGCAGACAAGATAGAAAAAGAATTACAAGAAATATTCCCACCTATCATTACAGAAAGATACTCTGAGAAGACAGGTAACAGATTGATTGATAGTGTGGAAGAGTTCAACCCTAACTCTAGACAACAAATATCAAAGAGGTTGATAGAGAAAGGTTGGAAACCTGAGAACCTGACACCAACAGGGCATCCTATTGTTGATGAAGGAACATTGAAAAAAATTAAAGATATTCCTGAAGCAAAACAGATTGCTCAGTATCTTCTATTACAGAAGAGAGTTTCTCAGATTAAGTCTTGGATACAAGTAGTCCAAGAAGATGGTAAGGTGCATGGTAGAGTGATGACACTAAAAGCAATTAGTGGAAGAATGGCTCACAACTCTCCAAATATGGCTCAAGTTCCTGCTTCCTATTCTCCCTATGGAAAGGAATGTAGGTCAGTTTGGATACCTACCAATAGTAATTATGTGTTACTAGGTTGTGATGCATCTAGCCTAGAGCTTCGTTGCCTTGCCCACTACATGGGTGATTCCAAGTTTACAAAGGAAGTTGTTGAAGGTGACATACATACTGCCAATCAGAAGGCTGCAGGACTTAAGACTAGAGACCAGGCAAAGACTTTTATCTATGCCTTAATCTATGGAGCAGGACCTGATAAGATAGGTCAGATAGTTGGTGGTGGTAAGACTGAAGGTAAGAATATTATCAATAAGTTTATGTCTAATATGCCTGCACTCAAGACCTTGCGTGATAAGGTAGACAGAGTAGCCAAGACAGGACTCATAAGAGGTATTGATGGTAGACTACTAAAGGTCAGACAATTTCATGCATCAATGAACCTACTATTACAGGGTGCAGGTGCAATCATTTGTAAGGAATGGTTACGACAAATAACTTTAAAGGTGCAACAGGGATATGATTATAAACTTGTTGCATCTATCCATGACGAATACCAATTTGAAGTTCGTAGAGACCAAGCTGAAAGGTTTGGTGAGCTGACTAAGCAGGCAATGAAACTTGCTGAGAAAGAACTGAGTGTTCAATGTCCTTTGGATAGTGAATATAAAATAGGAAAAAATTGGTATGAAACACATTAATGGGTTGACATACCTTTTGAGGTGTAGTATAATTCGTTATAATTTAACAAGCAACTAAGATTGCACTAACAAACTAAGGAGTAAGACATATGCCAGTATTAAGTGGTAAAGCCTATTGGGCATCTATTTCAAATCCAAACACTACATTCGAGCCTGTTTGGAGCATTGACCTAGCTTTAGATGAAGCTAATAAAAAGAAAGCTATAGACTCAGGTATAGCAGTAAAGAATAAAGATGATGATAGAGGAGACTTTGTTACCCTGAAGAGAAAAGTAACTTCTAAGAATGGTAGTCAAAACAATCCACCATCTTTAAAAGACTCTCAAAAGAGAGACATCAAGGGAACATTAGTTGGAAATGGTTCTGATGTTAATGTCCTTTATAAAACGTATGAATGGAGTTATGCAGGTAAGAGTGGTATAGGTGCTGACCTGCAGGCAGTCCAAGTTATTAATCTTGTAGAATATTCAGAAGGTGAGGACTTTGATGTCATACCTGATGGATATAAGTCAGGAGATAACTTAGACTCTGATGAGATTCCTTTCTAAATAAGCTTAATGCTGAAGTGGGTTGTGGTTGGTGGGAAAATTTTATAAAGGAATATATTATGAGCAAAAAGGTAGACACATTAGTCCAAGATATTTACAGGACTATTGATGAAGGTTTAGATAAAAGAAAAACTGATAAAACTTTTATAGAAACCTTTAACAAAAATGTAATGGACTCTATTGAGAAGTTCTTATTTGAGAAGAGAGATGACGTAACTACGTTAAGGCTCTCTCAAATAGGAAGACCTGACAGACAATTATGGTATGATATAAAGTCAGATATGAAACCAAATAAACTAGATGCTAAAACTAAAATAAAGTTTTTGTATGGAGAAATCCTAGAGTCTCTTGTTATACTTCTTGCAGAAGCTTCAGGACATGACGTATCTGAGATGCAGAAGATGGAAGAGATAGAAGGTGTCAAGGGTCATAAGGATTGTAGAATAGATGGTACTCTTGTTGATATAAAGAGTGCTTCATCTTATAGCTTCAAGAAGTTTAAGGATGGTTCTCTTACTACCAATGACCCATTTGGTTACATATCTCAGATAAGTGCCTATGCAGAGAGTGCAGGTGATGACTCAGCAGGCTTTCTTGCAATAGATAAATCTACAGGAGAACTTACTTACATGCCTGTGGAAAGTATACATATGATAAATGCTTCTGACAGGGTCAAACATCTCAAGGATGTTGTTAAGTCTTCTTCTCCACCTCAGAAATGTTTTCCTGATGAACCTGATGGCAAGTCAGGTAATAAAAAACTTGCACTAGGTTGCGTCTTCTGTGGATACAAGGAACATTGTTGGTCTGATGCTAATCAAGGCAAAGGATTAAGAAAGTTCAAGTATTCCACAGGAGTACGTTATCTAACACAGGTTAACAAGACTCCTGATGTAGAAGAAATTACTAATGCCAAAGCATAAGTTTCGTTCTAATTCAGAGTACAATACCTATTGCTTCTTAAAAGAAAATAAGGTATCATTTAAATACGAAAAGCTAATCATAAATTATGAATGGCTAGAATCCAAAAAGTATATTCCTGATTTTATATTAAGTAATGGGATTATCCTAGAGGTAAAGGGAAGGTTCGTACTAGAGGACAGAAAGAAACATCTGTTTGTAAGAAAGCAGTGTCCTCATTACGACATTCGATTTGTCTTTGATAATCCCAATAGGAAGCTATACAAAAATGGAAAGATGACTTATGCTACTTGGTGTGAGAAGAATGGATTCAAGTATTGTAAATTTAGTGATGGGATACCAAAAGAATGGATAGCAAAGTAAATACAAATTTAAACTTTGTTGTTGAGGAAGATGTCTTTAGAGAAAGAACAACTCCTGAACAAACATTATATATGTGTGTCATCCTTCAGGCATTACTTGATGCAACCAAACCTTCTTACAAGGGTGAGCCTGAGACATCTTCCCTTGAAAGAGACAGGGCAAAGGCATGGTTCTTTGCATCTGTAGGTGTTACCTCAGAAGATTTTAAAATGGTATGTGACTATGCAAATATTGACTATAACTATATGAGAGAGTTTGCATTTAAAGTTTTAGAATCAGGTGAAGTAGAATATACAAGAAAACGAATCAACGCAGTGTTAGGACATTAAAATGAAAAGTAACTTATTACCAACAGACTACCAAAACTTTATTGCTTTATCTCGCTATGCAAGATGGAAGGAAGACGAACAAAGAAGAGAGACTTGGACAGAGACTGTCTCAAGATACTTTGACTACATGCAGGGATTGCATAGTAAAACTTTAACAGATTCTCTTAGAAAGAAACTAGAAGAAAAGATACTAGGTCTAGAAGTTATGCCTTGTATGAGAGCATTGATGACTGCAGGACCTGCTCTTCAGAATTGTAATGTAACTAGCTACAACTGCAGTTAGATACCTGTAGATTCTCCTAGAGCCTTTGACGAGTGTATGTATATACTTATGTGTGGTACAGGTGTAGGCTTCTCTGTTGAAAGAAGTAATGTTGACAAACTACCTATTGTTAATGAGCATTTTGAAGACAGCACTACAGTTATAAAGGTTGCTGAC